CGCATCTCACGATTGAGCTCGCGACGCTTGGCCCGATAACCACCACGCATGTTGACCAGTTCCTTCGCCTTCAGAAGGCCCGTCAGTTTCATTTCAACCGCCTTCGCCATCAGTTCAAAACGTCTGAGCTCAAGGCGTACGCCAAGATGATTGTGTAACGCTTCCGGCCACGCTCTGCAACTCGCACGATTTCGTACGTCTCACCCTCGAACAGAAGGCGCATTTTGCCCTCCAATCCGGGGTAGTATCGGATGGTGAATTTCGAGATGGTTTTGGTCTGCTCCTGGGCAGCTTCCTCGACCTCCATTGAAGAGGTCGAAAGGATGTCCTCTTTTTGGCACGGAACGGTCGCGAGGTCGCGGTAAGATTCGACTGGTTGGCCGAACGCATCCTGAGTCCCAAGGACGTCCCGAATGGTCACGAATCGGTCGAGCTTTCCTGCGCCAATCATCGCACGATGAATTCAGGGTTGTACGGCTGGCGCAAAGCTGGTCGCTTGTACTGCGCGCAGAGGAACCTGAAAGCGAGTGGCGGCTCGACAACTCGGCCGGTCAAAACAGCCTCCCTGTTTTCGTAGAAGTGGGCCATCATCATGAGCACCGCCTGCTTCAACCCTTCGGGCAATGGTTTAGGGTCAATCGTGAAGCTGAATGTCTGGTGGTATGGTCGCTTTTTCGTGATTCCCGTTGGCTTGAAATCTGGGTTGATTTGAATGACCGCGGGGTACCCCTGAGTGGATTGAACAACGTTCACCGTATCGATGGGAATGTTTGCATCCGTTTCGTCGTAGTAATTGACCACCACAACGCCTCGAATTCGGCTCGCCTCATAGGGGACCGTGAACTCGTTCACATACTCGGAATTGTCTCCCGAAACCGCAACCTGTCCGAAGGTTTCGTTCACCTCTTTTTCGACCGCCGCCAGGGCGGCTTTTGCGAGACCATCAAGGTACGATGAATCGGCACTGTATGTCACGCGTAGATGACTCTCAATCACTCCGGTTGTGAGGACCGAAACGATGTCAACCGGAGTCACGGTTTCTTTGATGGTTTGTCTCATGGTTTTGAGGTTAAAACAAAAGGCCCCAACCCTTTCGGGTCAGGGCCTTTCAGGTTTTCAAATCGCCTTCGAATTAGTAGTTCGAAGCGTTGTTCAATACAGTGCGGAAAGAGAAGGAACCGGCGCGGCGAACGGCTGCGTCACAGTGGGCATTCGCGATGACGCGAACGAGACCAGCGTGGCCGCGCGTGTATGGGTCAACGAGGACGTCGATTCCGCCCCAGTATGCCACTGCCAAATCGGTGAAATCTCCGAAGAGGATTTCAGTCGCGGTCATCTCGGTGGTCGTGGCGATTGCCTGGTAACCGTAGATGGTGTTTCCTTCAGCTGCCATGCGGCCAGAACCAGCGTCCAAAGAAAGACGCTTCAAACGACGCAAAACGGATGGGTGGAGCAAGAATTTCGCACCTTCCACGCTCGCGTTTGCGGCCAACAAATCCTCTTCGCAGAGGGCGGGCAAATCAGCCATGTCGAATTCAGCTGCGCTCGTTGCATCTGCGGTCAAACCGGACTGGAGCTTCGTGATGATTTTGTCATCAATTCCGATGCCCATTTCGCGGTTGATGTCGCGAACCACAAACGCATCAATGGCGTTCACGTTTTGAGCGAGGAGCTGCATGCTGTACTCGTTCATGGCAGACACACGCTCAGGCACGAGGGTCTTGTTCACGATGTCGAAATCCGAAGCGGTCACGTCAGCAGCTTCAGTCGTGTTTCCTGCGTCGATGTGGTCTGTCTGAACGGGAATCACAACAGAACCAGAAGCCTGGAAAACGGTTGCACCGAGCTTGTCCACAACGGAGTCCGGACGGAGCTGGTTCACAATTTCAGGAACCATCTGACCAGAGGTCGCGGTAACCGTCTGGTTCGTGCCAGAGTTCACGGTGTTTTCACGGAAAAGCATCGAGGGCACAGAAAGGTTTCCTGTGTTGTTGATGCCAAGGGCTGCGGCCTCGTTTCGGGCCTCTTGGTGCATCTCTGCTTCCAGGCCAGTCAACTGCCCACCAGTAGCGAGCTCCTTGACCGCCTTTCCCAGAGAGTAGCGAGCTTGAATGTCTTTCATCTCGTTTCGGGGTTGAGGGGTGGGGTTGGAACGGGTTTCTTCCTCTTTGATTTTTTGGTCAGAAATCTTCGCGTCCAGGGAAGAAATTTGGTCGCGCAATTCCTGTGCTTCGATGCTTTGCTCGGGGGTAAACTCTTCGCCGTTCAGGTTAACCAAACCGCGAAGCTCTTCGAGCGCTGCATTCCGCTTGTCCATCAATTCAATTGAATTCATGATTCAGGGGATTTTGAAAGGTTCGAAAATCTCGCATTTCATTCCTGGTTGTCCAACAAGAATTTGAGGGCGTCAACCTTGGTGAAGGCGAGGGGTTTATCCTCTGGAGCGTTTTGGGGCGCCATATTTGGCTCCGGGGTGCCTGGCCCTTGTTCTGGGCTAGGGGGAGAGGTTTGAGCCTCTGTGTGGTCTCCATGCAGCTCCTGGAGAATGTCGTTGGTATCGTCTTCGGCTGTGGCTTGCTCAAGATTGCGCAAGGCCACTTCCGTGGTCGGATAGGCTGGAATGGGCGTAAACGTCACCTCGTACAGACGGTCAATTTTGTTGATGGTCCTGAGGGGCATTTCGTCGTCTCGTGTCCATGAATCATCGGCGATGGTGAAGCCGAAGCTCATGCCACCCACGATGTCGTTTTTGACAAGCTCTGCGAGGTCACGCGCCATGCTCGTATTGGGCAGGTCAATGTCAACTCGCAAACCAGTGTCGTCCACGGTCAGATTCATGTTGCGACCAGCACGCCCGAGAGGGCTTGACCAGTCGTGGTTGAACAAGGCAAACGTGTTGCTCATGTCAACGCCTTCCAGAGCGGTCGAAGTGACTTGCTCGCGGAACTGGTCGCCAATCGTCGTGACGTCGTTGAATTTGATTGCGTAACCAGACAGCGTGCGCTTCTCTTCGTCCTCTTGATTCATGTACCGGACCTCTAGCCCGGTAGTCACTCGGATTTCTTTGTTTTCGTCCATGCTTCTGCTTGAAAGTTTGTGGCCCTTGGGGAAGAGGTCTGTGTCGTGTTTTCCACCACGGAAACGCTCGTTCCTGAGGGCGTACAAAAATGAATTCACTCGGGCAAATGCCCACTGCTCCGGGGACTTGACCGAAGGACGCACAGAAGAGGGGTTTCCCTTGTACGCTCCGATGCCCCTTTTGTAAACCGCCGAAAGCATGGCCAGAGTGGCCCGCTTTTTGGGATTGTCTCCAAACTCTTCGTTGTGTTCCTCGACCTTCTTTTTGAGAGAGGTTTTTGCCTGCTCGTTGAGCTCGTTCCGCTCCTCCTCTTCTCGGATGATTTTGTTGCACCAACCGCGCATGGCTTTTCCACCCCATGCGGCGTACATGATTGACCCGCAAATTTCCTTGCCGTCATCATCGGTGAATCGTCCCTGGTCGTACACTTCGGCTCGTGAAAGGAAGCTGAAAGTTCGCTTCACGGTGGACAACGACAGAGCTTCTCGGGAGGCCAACTGGTTTGCTCGCTGCCACCCCACAGGGGTGCCGCAAGAAGTACCGTTTTCCTCCTTGAATTTCAACGCGCGTTTTGCCGCGTTTGTTGCGCTCTGTGGATAGTCCGAAAAACTCATTCCAGGTCGTGGGCAGTACAGTTCACCTCTGCGTTTCCATAGCTGCTAGTCGAAACGCCAATTTCGTAGCGCAAAAACCGCTTGCCAATACGTTGGCTCCATGGCCCCACGGTGGTGACCCCATCGTTTGTCGTTGTAGCCGAATTCGTCAATGCTGCAAGAAGGGCGTTCAGGTCAAGATATTTGACCATTCCGGGAGCTCGTGACAGCTGGTCCTGAACCTCGCCCAGGAATCGAACTTTTGACGAAGCCGCAGTGCTGTTGAGGTCTGAAAAACGAAGCACCCAATTGCCACTTGAGTTCTTTGTGTTTTTAGTGCGTGCTCTCCTCGCTGGGTTCTTGCCTGGGTCGCTTTTCCCGCGGCAGTCAATAACCTTCAAGATATAGTAGTAATCGGCCATGGTTACGGAGTCGAAATTTTGTCGCCATAGCCGTCCATTTTACCGAGCGGAATGACGTTGAGTGGAACGAAATGGGTGTCACCATTTTCGGTCGGATTGAGTCCCTCAATCTTGCGAACCTCGTTGATGGTCATGACGCCATCGCGGAGCATGGTGGAATAGTAATTTGAACGCGTCTCCGCGTCCGCACGGAGGAGAGAGCTCATGTCAAATTCAACACTCATGCTCTTGCGTTCTCGCTCTGTGAAAAGTTTGTTGTTCAGCTCGTTTTCAATGCGCTTCACGAGTGGCGCAATGGTGTACGATGCGAAGAAGATATTTTGCTGCTCAACGTTGCTGAATGAAACGTTCGCCTCAAGCCCGACCAGTGATGCAGGGACGTTGAAAATCCGTGCGATTTCTGAGGCTTGCATCTTCCTTGTTTCAATGAACTGAGCATCGTCCGGTGGGATTCCGATTCTTTCGTATTTGATGCCGTGTTCAAGGATTGCGGTCGCGTGCTGACCGCTCTTGCCGTGGTACTTGTTCTGCCAAGCGTTTTGGAGCGCCATGAACTGCTCATCTGTGAGAGTCTTGTCGACAGACAAGACACCACTCAAATTGCCTCCAGAACCAAAGAAACTGGCCCCAAATTCAAGGGCCGCCTTTGACAGTCCAAGAGACTCCCGGTGGTACTCAATCGGGCTAATCCCACGGAACGCCGAAACGACAAGAACCTCTTGCTCTAGGAAGTTGAAATTCGTTGCATCAACGCGGCCTGTTTTTTCCGGCGAAAACTGGTACACGGTCGCTCCCTGCGGGGCGTCCATTTCTTCGACGTTTTGGGCAGGCAACCAGACCAAAGCCGTGGGCCTCGTTCCGCTCCTTTCGATGTACGCATATCCCTTGCCATACAGCAAGGAATCTGAAACGATTTTTTCCCAGAAATCAAAGGACGAGGTGTGCCTGTCCGCGTAGTTGGAAAGGAGGTACGAAACGGGGTGCTCAACGACCGAACGACCTTGCTTGTTTTCCTTGAAAACAGAACGGTCCAAAGCCGCTACGGTTTGAGCGATTTTGGAAACGCAAGCGTAGACTGTGCCAAGCTTGAGAGATTCGTTCGGAGTGATGTTGGAACCGGCGCGGGTATTCGCACCTCCCGCGTTGAAGTACAAAGCGGGGTTGACGCTCGATGAACGCTCCTCTTTGTTGCCTCCAAAAATGCGGGTGAAGATACTCATGTTCTTTGCAAAACTACGCGCCCGCGAGCTTTCCTAGGTTGCCTCGTTCGTTGGACTCAAATTGTCATGTCTTTGAGCGGTCGAATTTTTGATGAAGTCACACGCCACATGTTCTTGATTCGGTCACAGTAAACCAGCTCTCGAGGCTCAAGAAAACCGCGCAGCGTAACCTGGCGAAATGGAGCCAGCTGGACATTGGTGAAAAGCAAAATGTCACTCTCGTATTTTTCCTTCTTGATGGTCCACGAGTCCTTGTACCAGAACGACGTTTTCACGTCAACTTTCAGGTCGTGAATTTCCATGTCCCAACCCTTGTCCGGACTGGCGGATTTGTAGCTGTCCGTGAAGACCCCGTGCATGGACTCGCAAACCTGTAATTCGGCCATGACCCCGGCAAATCTGGACGCCATGCTTTTTTGCTCGTCGTTCTCTGGATTCCTGAAGCACTTGTTCATGTACTCCATCTCGCCGTACAGTGGGTTCACGTGGCTCATTCTGGCGGCCGTGGTCAGCACGGTTTCATCCTTGATAGGCAAATGCACTGAGGCCTTCAAAAGAGGCCTCTGAACAATGCTGAAATCGCTCTGGTCATGCATGGGCCTTGGGTCTTTTGTGTGGTACCAGTTCATGCATGCGTAAGGGGTGTGCGGCCCCCACACCTTTTTGCCCTTGTAGAGAACGACAAAATGATGCGGAGGGCTGCACAGAGCTGCTCGTTTTTTGGCGACCATCAATATCCACTTTTCCAGCGTTCAATGTTCTCGTTTTGCTTGTCCTCCACAGCTTGCAAAACTTCCTCGCCAGTAACGCCAGCAAGGGCCAAAATGTTGAGCACGAAAATGAGCACGTCGGCAGACTCAAAAACCACCTCTTTCCACTCGTCAGAATCGAGGTCCTCAACGTACAGGTCTTTGACTGTTTCGTGGTCAGCCTTCCACTTTTTCCAGGAAGCCTTTCCGAACGGTCCACCGAGTGCGGTCATGAGCTCCGTGATTTCGTCAAGTAGGTACTGCTGCTGGCGCATCATTTCGTCAGCTCGTTCTGCCATCGTCATGGATTGTGAATCCATACCCTGATGGTCTCGTTGAATTGTGTCCTGAATCTTCAGGAGAGTCTCAAAATTTTTCATTCGTCTCTGTCTAGGAAATCGTTGTACAAATGGAGGTCGTCCACAAAGTGAACCAGGCGGCCCATGCGGACACGGTATGGTGTTGGAGCGCCCTTGCATATGTCATGCAGTTTGGTCTGAACGTCGGTCACCATTTTGGACTGAAACAGGGCAAAGGCCGGGAGGTCGTTGCAGAGGCCGTACCAAACGTCGTTTGACCTCATGTGCGTGTGCAGGTCAAGCCTGAATTTCGTCTTGCCCTCACGCTTCAAAACGAAGGTGAAGGAAATCGTGCACGGTGTGTCCTTCGTGTAGCGCCACCGCTCTTTGCCGTCGTAGATTGAAAGGACGTGTTTTCTCGTGCCCTTTCCGGTCAGCATGGATTCAACGATTTCGCGGACACATGTGGCCCACTGGTTTTCCCGTTTCATCTGCCACCCGTAGTTGCTATTCACCTCGCCAAACTGGTCCTTCATTTTGGTCCAGATTGAAGCGACCTTCTCGACCATCTCAGGGTCACGTGTTGCAGCCTCGTACCACTTCCATTCGAGGTCCACATACCGCTGTGACCACTTGCGCCAAATGGGCCAGAGACCCGCCTCGAAATCGAGCGGGTTTCTGACCTCAATGACGACGCCCGTGAATCGCAGGGTGTCCTCGTTCGGTTCACCGTTGTCGGTGACCAGGCGATAAGCCTGGCGGAAGGCCTCCGGTGGGTTATTCGCTGACAACCACATTTTCAAGATTTTCGAGGGCCTGCATATAGGCCATGGCGTCAAGCAAATTGTCGGACTTGTGGGCGTGTCCCTCGCGAGCCAATTTCATAGCCACCATCGCGAAGTACATGGTCTGCTCGGGCAGCTTGGTATTCATGATGGCATTGAGGATGTCGTTCGCACGTCGCATGGTCGTGTGGAAATCCCCGTACTGGCGTTCCTTCTCCTCGGCGCGCTCATTCACGATTCGATGAGCCTGGATGGCAATGGAATCGCCTGCGGGGCGTTTAGAGGCGCCATTAAAGACTCCGGATTGAATTGCCTTGTCCTTCACCTCAAAAATCCTCAGGAGCCGTTTAAGGGCCTCCATATTGGTCCGGGAGGGATTGTTTGCTCCGGTGAGCCAGTGGTTCACGGCTCCCTGGGTCACGCCAAGAAGCTTGGCGAGAGATGTCTGGTTGATGTTGCCCTTTGCTAGAACCTGGGCAACCATTTTCTGTGGTGTTTCCATGTCTCAATGTTCAGAGATGTTCATTCAAAAATCATGGGGCGGTGTCAACGTTTCCGGTTGTACGAACCTTGCTTCAATCGAATTCGTTCGTACTTGTCCCACTCGCACAGGGCGTGCTCCAAATCATACGCCCTCCATTCGTTCATGCCGGGGCATGTGTGCAGCTCAGCAATTTCACGCTCGTACTGGTCACGTTTCAGCTTCCTGGTCAGGGGCAAACCGCGGAGGCGATTCAGACCCCTCGTGCTGCCTGGCCCAATGGGGGCGAAAGTGAAATCATCTGCCCACTCACCGGGGACGACGTGGAGCGCGTCAAGGGCCATCTGACCGGCAATGAATTCACCGAAGTATTTGATTCGGCACAGGTCCTCCATGCAGTCCTGTATCGACTCCGTTCGGATATCGGTTTCAAGAAGCTGCGGGAGGAATATTCCGAAGATTTTTTTCAGACGAGGGACACCCTTGATTTCGGGCTGCAAGTAGGCCGACCGGAAAACCTTTTTCCCGGCCTCGCCACGCTCCTCAAGTTCGAGCCAAGCCTCGTGGTATTTTTCGTCCTTCATCAGGTCGGCAATCTCTCTCAGGGAGGTGGGGTTATTGACGAACCTTGCGACCATGATTTTGACCCACGCATGACGCGCGTTCCGCGGGTTCACCACGTGTGGGTACCACTCGTCGAACAGGAACCGAGAAACACGGTCGTCTTCCCTCCGGATGTTCGTGAAGTGATACCCCTTCAGAATCTCGTCGTAGGTCCAGGGCTGCGGGGCACCCTTGTCCTTCAGGACTCGGATTGATTCGCGCATGCGGATGAAACGGGCGAAGCCGTCAAAAGCTTCTCGGACGATTGGGAGCGTTTTGGGCTCCATATTTGAGACGAAATCCATTAGGGCTTGGTTTTGTACTCCACAACAAATCCGTTGCAACGGTGGCCGTTCTTAAGAGCCCTGCGGAGTTTCTGGCTCGAACACGGTCGGTCGGTCTGCATCGCAATCCATTTCGCGCTGGATTTGGTTGTTCCGATTTGGACCAGGGTTTTCTCTTCGTCATCTCGCCTCACGCACACGACGCGAGCTCCGATGAACCACTCGCCAGAGACGCCACTTTTTGGGTCGTGCTCTCGGCCAAATTTTTCCGCCTTGGTGGCATGGGGTTTCGCATCTCGGAAACCGTCAAGGTTGATTTTCGTTCTCTTCATTTCTGAACTGTTCAATTAGGTTTTCAAATTCGTCTCGGTCTAGACATTGAAGCGCGGCAATTTTGCTTGCCGCACTGAAGGCCCTCGACCGGTTCACCGGGTGAATTGTACCGCACCCCGCGAACTGGTGAAGCTTGCTCTCCGCTTCAGTCAACATTCCGGCCATGAAGTACCCGTACGCTTCGGGAATCCATCTGACCATCGTGGTCGCCTCCGTGTGCTGAATCAGCTTGAGGGTTAGGGCAATCCGTCTGAGCTCAACCATGGCGCTTCATTTCAATCCGTATGGCCTCCCACGACCTCATTGGACGACCGTTGCAGTAGACCCAAGAAGCCTGGATGAATTCACCTCGGTCCATCTCCCATTTAATCATGAAACCGCGGAACGCTTTCCATGAACTGAGGTGGCACAATTTTCCGTGCCACGGTGTGTGGATTTCAATGACCATTTCTGTCGAGCTTTAGGCCGCACTCCTGTGCTGCATAGTTGATATGCTTTTGCGTTGTCGTCGACCACCACCCAAGCTGCTTGAGTGTAGTTCCCTCAATGATTGCGACGCGGGTTCCGTAGCTGTAAATGCCGTTCCCTTTTTTCTCGAGGTTCTTTCTGTACTTCGCGAACTTCATGACCAGCTGTTCAATTTGAAACCGTTGCTTGACAAGAGGGCTCGTGCGTCGTCACGGTCGGCGTTGTCGTTGACCATGACGATGAGACCAACGTTGTGCTTTCCGAGCGGAACAACTCGGAAGCTGCTCAGGACATTCTGGCCTTTCGTGGCGCGTTCAATTCCGAACCACTTGGAACGGAGTTTTTCGGTGTACGTTCCGGCGGTGGTGTGGCTCGTTCCGAGGGCTGAACCCAGGGCGGAGAGGTTTCCGTATCGAGCTGCGTCGACGATGGTGTTGTGACGCGTGATGAAGAAGAAAAATGGCTTCATGACATTGTGTGTGTTTGATGTTCAAATATACACCAGGAATCGCCTTGACCGGCGGTCCCGGTGAAGTTTTTTTAAGCTTCGACGTTGCAGCTAATCACGAAACCCTTGTAGCGAGTGGTGAGGAGGTCGCAAGGGTAGTTGGACTTGTATGCGGCGCGAAGCTTTTCGCGGAGACCTTGCTCGCTGCATCCGATGCGGTCAGCCAGGTCGAAGAGGGTTGCAGCCGTGAGAGTGTTTTCGAAACGCTCGTCTTCAGAGTCGGCTTTGAGTGGGATTGCGCGGAATTCGTAGTCAGTCATTCCCTCGATTGTACCGTGCACATCGTAGTGTGCTTGTTCGAGTTCGAGGCGCGTCTTCTTGCTTTCGGAGATTGCAGCTGGAAATTTCATTTGTTCTGTGTGTTTGAGTGATTGAACAGTGCTAAGATAGGGCGATATGTTCATTCAAAAAACGGGGAGGCGAAAAAAAATTCTCATTTCGTCCCGAAAGCCTTGGTACGACTGGAAAAAAAAATTGAAAAAAAAACGACCGAGGGCGTTCCCCCGGTCGTCTACGCGGCCCAAAACCAACTGAAATGAATGAAACTTAACCTGCGGCCGCGCGCTTCCTGGGATTCGATTTGGCGAAATCCTCAGCTTCGTCTTCTCCGAAAACCCCTTCAGCGTACAGACCCGCCGCCTTCAGGACCAGGCGGCTCAGGGTACGCTTCTCGGCCATCGCCCAGGGATAGGCGTTCCGGTTGTTTTTCGGATTGACCTCACCAAAGGTTTGAATTCGGTCGTCAGGCTTGTCCGCGCGCCACGCGTACCCGCGAAGGCAAATCGTGTTCGTCGACGGGTCGTGGTGCTCAACCTCGAACCTCACCCGAATGTTGTGCTTCGCCTGAATCTTTTCGATTCCCTGACGGGTGATGATGGTGTAGTGTTGGTGCTGGAAAACGTCATCAGGAGTGAGTCCGTTTTCCTCGTACAGCTTGCGCATTCGCGCAGCTTCGGAAGGGCTTAATTTTTTCGCCATTTGAAAACTGAATTTGTGAAATTGATTTCTGCGTTTGAATCATCATCCCCCTCATACGTTTCCGCCCCGCACAGGTCGAGCACGTCGGCCATCAACGAGATGGAATCAGACAAGAGGAAACCAGTCTGGTTTTGAAATTTCGGAAGCACGTAGTCCGTCAGCACATTCATCGGAACATTGCCGTGTGCATCAGGAGCCACGCGCTTCGTGTTTAGGGCTTGCTCAATGACCTTGAACATGAGCTTCGCCTCAAGGTTCAGAGCTGCCAGGATTTCACGCCTGGTCGGCTGCTTTTCGAAAACGAGTTCATCGTTGTCGTAGTAGGTATTTTTCTCTCCAGCAAGACCCTGGGTGAACAGCTCCTTGATGACCGGATTTGAACTCACCGCGGCGGTCACGGTGTCCTGTGCAAAAGCAAGCTTCTCCGGCTTCGTTACCATCGTCGTCACCTTGTTCGAGGTTCCGAAAATCCACACGGCAAATGCCTCACCAGAAAACTCCATTTCAATGTGCTCGTGCACGCTCTCAACTGTGTCGCGCATTCGCTCAAAAATCTTCTGCTTTTTGTCCATACCGT